CATCAATTTTACCTGCATCAACAGCAACATCCCTGTTTTGAGACTTATTCAAACCATTCACCCAAGACTGACCTGCATCGCCACCCCACGCATCCCAAGCAACACGACCTGCACTAGGGAAACCATCTTCACCACTACTAAAACCTGTGGCCTGCTTATCAACTTCATGACGAGCAAAATAACTGATCATACGATTGACAGTATCGGCAGAAACATCTGCACCCGAAGCAAGTTGAACAGCCCTAGCCCTACCCACCGCAGTAAACCCTGAACCAGCGAAACCATCGGCAATCCACTGCAAAGCACGTTTAGCAGCTACAGCAACACCGGCAGGCGGAGAATAAGAACCAGCAACAACAGCTCTTTCCCCACCAGGGGCGATACCTTCAGCCAAACTAACTGCAACCATTTGAGCAATCGCCTGAGTCTTAGTTTTGTGTTTACCTAAAACTTCACCATCATCCTTGACTGTATTCCAGCCTGTAGGAACTTGCTCAATAAAGTAAGGCATTACGCACCTGTCTCATAACTGCCATCAGGAACAGTCGTAGGGTTCTGTAATTGAACTGTAGGCAAACCTGTGTGAGCAATCGGAGTCAAACCAAGGGACTTCAAAACATCTTCAGGCACGAAACCTAAAGCAATAAGTTTCTGAGCCATGTCAACCTTAGTTTCTTCTTCATTCAAAGAAGCAGCATTGATGTTGATGTTTGTTAGTGGCACACGCACAACATCGCCACCGTCAATCGGTCTCATGTTCTCTTTACGTCTAACTTCATTAGTGCTCAACACACCATTCTGCAACAGCTTGCTGTAACCCTCAATTCGTGTAGCGTAATCTCCACGCAAAAGGTCATCAGTGCTAAACGCTAGAAACGCTGTGTCAGGTAGCAGAGTGCTAAAAGCATCTTCAAGTTTCGCCAGCCAAGGTCTCAAAGTGTGAGTCACAAAAGCAATCTGCTTCTGCTCAATCGAGTTATAGCTCTGCCCACCGTTATTCAAACCAATCATGTCTGTAGGCACACGATACGCTCTAGCAACATCCTCAACAGCAAGCCTACGAGAGTCCAACATTTGAGCCTGATCGTTAGCAACCATCGTAGGTTTAAAAGTTGCACCGCCAGACAAAATACCGGTCTTATGTGCTTTACGGTAACCCTTGTGTTGACGGTCAAAACTCTTAGATAAGTTTTCGGCCTGTTCAGCTGTCAACGCTCCAGGATATTCAATAACACCATTCTGGGTCGTGCCTTGACCAAAGAAACGAGCTGCAAAACTTTCAAGACTTATAGCAAGGCCGATGTTCTCTCTCAAAGTGTCAATCGGGGACTTACCTCTGAACTCACCTGGCATAAGAATAGATCCTGAAATGTGAAGCATCTCATCACTAGACAAAACCTTGTTACCTTCAACAGTTGAAGTGTAAAACTTTTGCCCTAAAGCATTACGACTAACCTGAACATTCAAAGGGTTCAAAACAACCATGTTCACAATCTCGCCCTTAGAATCTCTAAACATGCGAACAAAAGCGTTACCGTCAATCAGCAAGCTAATCATTGTTTGCTGCCAAAACGCCACACTAGGAATAGCAACATCAGGCTTAGAAACCCAAGCAGGCTTCGGCCTGTAAGGGTAAGCAATACCATCACGCCTAATGTAAGTGTCAACAGGTAACGCAGAAACAGTGTCACTAATCAAAGACACACACGCCCAAACAGCGTTTACAGTCAACGAAGTATTGTAATCAACAAACGCTGAAGACTGAGTTTCATACGAAGTCAGATCACCTGCACCCCAAAGACTTTGAAAACTTATAGCACGAGTTTCACCTGCAAGATTTCTAAGCATTATCTGTCACCCTTATCTAAAGCCAAACCAAACAACAACACGCCAACACCAGCCAAAACAACACCGGCAGGAACAAAGATAAGCCCTGCACCAACAGCAATAACCGCTATACCAACAGCCTGCAAAATCGTAGGTAACAAAATCATCCTTAGAATGTAAAGAACTCTGGCAACGCCATCGTTTCTAGTTTACTTGTTGCTCTATCATAGGCGATAACAAAAGCCACCCCAGCGTCAATCTTGCGAGGGCTATTACGACTTTCTTTCACGATACGTTGCCCCAAATTGTCTATCTTCAAAACACAGTTATCCAAATGCCTGGCAAGCAACGGATCACCATCATGAGTCAAAGTGCCTTCAGTAACAGAGTCATAAACCTTCGCACAACCAGTAACCATACGCCTAGCCGAAGTCGAGTTGTATTCCACTACAGGCAAACCCAAATCTTGCAACACCTGCATACTTCGCTGCCATCGAAAAGGGTCAAAAGCAAGCTCTTTCACATTCGGATGAGTCTGGCAAAAGTCAATCAACGCCTGCTCAACTTCAAGCGTGTCCACACGCCAATCATCCAAATCATCAAGCTGTTTCTCCCACGCCTTCACCAAAAATACATGGGGCTTATCATCACGAGACTTAGGCACAGTCACCCCAACAATCGCAGTCGTATCACCACTAAACGACCCATCAATGCCCAACACAATCTCAGCCAAGTCATCAACAACCACGCTCTTATCTTCAAGTGTTTCCCACAGGCCTGCAGGCAACCAAGCATTTTGTGAGCTAACCCACTGATTGCAACGCTTAGTTCTAAACTCTGCTTCAGGTGTCCGCTTCACCATAGACACAAAATCATCTTTAGAGTTCAAATCGCCATAGCCAGGATTAGCTGCAATCCAAGTTTCTTCCAACTTATGATCTGCTTCGGCAGGTGCTTCCCACCAAGCCATGTAGAAAGTAGGGTCATCAATCTCACCACGAGCAACCTTCTGCCCATACTGATACAAACCATAAGCAGTCGAATCCTGCCCAGTCGAGTCTGACTTCACACCACAAGTAGTCGTAGCCAGCATCATCGGTTGTCTTCTGGAAGCCATAGCAAGTTGCATAACATCCCACATCTCACGATTCTTGAAACTGTGAAGCTCATCAGCCAAAACTGCAGTAGGCGATAATCCTTCTTTCGAATAGGCTTCAGCACTCAACACACGCCAAATCGAACCTGTCGCAGGCACCTCAATAACATCTCGATACACGTTACACATCGCAGCAAGTTCAGGCTCACGATCAATAATCTTTCTAGCATCCCCAAAAGTAATTCGTGCCTGCTCTTTCTCAGCTGCAATCGAATACACTTCACCACCCTCATCACCAGTCAAAAGAAACCACAAACCCAAACCGGTCATCAAAGCCGATTTGCCATTCTTTCTCGCAACTGAAAATACGCAGGTACGTTTCTGAAACAAACCATGCTCATCCAAAACAAACATTTCCTCAAGCAGTTTCTCTTGCCAATCACGCAACCTAATCAACTGCCCTGCACTACCAGCCACAGAATCCTTAGTCAAAGTCACAAACGTATTGATGAAATCAACAGCATCAGCACCCTTACTGCCATACTGCAAATCCGTAGGAGTCAACCAAGCAGGCGGCCAACTATTGATTACGCTCATTAGCCCTACGCTTCAACTGCTCCATCTTAGAAATCGCTTTGACTTCAGCAACACCCAACTTGCTTCTATCTGCAGGGGTAAAACCTAACAGCGACAAGTTCCTGATAATGCGATCATCAAGTTCACGCAACGCTCTACGCTCACGCCAATCATTAGACTGCATAACCCTTACACGCAAGTTCCAACGCTCATCAACAAGCTCACAAGTCATCAACAAAAGTTCAGCATCAGTATTCGCAGAAATCCAGCTCAGTCCACTGCCCCAAACTTTATCCCAAAACTCTTTGCCATACTTAAGCAAGGGTCTAGCAGGGTCAGGCACAGAAACAATAGGTTCAAGATACTGAACAACACTGGTATCAGGTAAAGGCCTACGCCCTGGATTACCAAGTTTACGTTTTATCTCTGTAGGTTTAGCAGGTCTTCCAGCAGGCAAAACTAACCTTCAATCAGTTCAGCAGTCTGCCCAGTCAACTTCTCCCAGCGAGCAATAATCACATCAACATACTTCGGGTCAATTTCCAACATAAAACAAGTACGATTAGTCTGTTCACAAGCAATCAGAGTAGAACCTGACCCACCAAACAAATCAAGCACAGTGTTAGAAGTGGTCAAATAATCTAAGGCAAATAAAATGACTTGCAAAGGCTTTTGTGTTGGATGAACAGAACCAATCAAAGCTGCTCTGTTCACAGTGACTGCTCTTAATGGTTTATTCTCAGTAGTCCAAGCTAGTTCACCGTCACTCATAGTCAAACCGTCTTGACCTTTGTTCCAGTAAATCCAACCTCTAGTAGCAGGTAAGTAATCAGCAAAATAATTGCCACCCCATATAACAGTTGGAACATCCTGTTTTAAAATCAAATCAAACAAATCTTTACTAGGTCTTTCTGCATCCCAATTTCTAAACTCATGTTCTTTGCGATTGTGTTTAGGGTTTGCACTAACACTTTTTTTCTGCCCATCAATGCCAATACCATAAGGGGGATCAGTAACAATTGAATCAATACGCTGATTGTTTAGAAGTCTATGCAGACTGGCTTCATCACTTGAGTCACCACAAATCAGCTTGTGCC